TTGCGGGGTGTTCTATTCACGGCGTCCCGACAACGCAGAGCATGACCGGGGTGAATTCCGGGCACAAAAAAACCGCGCTATCGGACGCAGCAACCGAGCGATGGAAGGGCTTTTGAAGACCCGGGCGGACAGTACCGAATAACTGCGCTTTTGTGCAACTATCGCGATATGAACCGTTATGAACTGTCGTGCGAAGTGAACGGCCGCGTGTACAAGGCGCACCGCGTGGTCATCGGCACGCGGAAGCTGCGGCAGCACATCGAGTTCATGGGGCATGTCGAGCACGATGCGAAGACCTACGCGACGGCAGAAGCCGGCGAGATGGACGCAGTGGCGCGGCTGATCCTCTGGCGACTGATCACGCGGGGCTGGCTGGGTCATCCCCCGGTCGATAGCCGCGCGTCCCCGGCTGACTGAATAAATCGGACTCGGGAAGTTCGCTCGGCACGGCGCTTAGCGCATTCGCCAGGCCAAGTTGCTCGGCCATCCGATTGCGCTGCAACTCTGCAGCGGCATCGGCCACCATCGTTCGGAAAAATGGCGGCATGGCGTTGGGCTGTTCGGTCAGGACCGAGATGTATCGCTCCAGCACCTGTTCGCAGACCCACAGGGTTTCTATACTGATCATCGGCTTGCTCCTCTTCGGTTTCGACGACGGGCACGTCCACCCACGTGCGGCAGCGGTGGCACTTGGCTTGCGCCGGTGGGGGTTGCAGGCGCAGCACGCGGCAGAGCACGACGTGGCCGTCGAAGATGCGCTTGCCGCAGCTCGGGCAGTCGACGGCGGCGTGCATCACTGGCCCAGCCGCGTGCGGATGTCGCGCCACGGGGCGCGCAGATCACCGGGCAGCAGTTGGCCCGCCGCGAAGGCCTGCTGTTTGCGCTGGCCGCCGAGCACGCCGGTTTGCACCGCGGCGGGTTGCGTGCGCAGCCAGTCGAACGGCGTGACGGTACCGGCGCGGTCTTCCGGGGTGATGTCTTCGACGAAGACGGCCACGAGGAAGGACAGCGTCATCGGGTGCGCCGGGTACGGGTGCGCGCCGGCCGGATACACGCCCTTGCCGAGCCCGTGCAGGTTGGCGCGGGCGTACAGGTCGCAGATGTCCGGGCGCGGATGCAGGGGCGACAGCGTGAAGCGCACGCCGGCCACACCGGGGGCTTCGCTGACGCTGGTGACGAAGGCCTCGGTGTAGGCCCGATTGGTCTCGGTGGTGAACAGGCGCTCGAACTGGTGATGCACGTCGCCGCCCTGGCGCACCTTGCGTTGCACGGCCGCGACCAGGCGTTGCGCGCGGCTGAGTTTGCGGTCGGCGGCGATGCCTTCGGGCACAGCGAGCCCCGCGCGCAACAGATCGCGCGCCTGCCGGTCGGCGGCGTGGCCGCGCACGATGCCATTGCGCAGCTCGGCCATCACGTCGGCGCGCGTGGTGTCGTTCAAGCGCCAGAGTCGGTCGGACAACTGCAGGCCGTCGGCACCGCGAAACTCGCGCAGGAAATCGAGCACGCCGCGGCTGATGCGCTGCACGTCGGCCGAATCGGCGGACCAGATGGCCGCGCCGATGCCGGCGGCGCTGGCGATGCTGGTGCCGAGCAGTTCCTGCCACGTGGCTTGCAGCACGTCGGCGTGACGCTGGATGGCGGCTTCCAGCGCCGGCAACGACCACGGGTTGATGCTGCTGTCGTCGGTACCGGCGGCTTCGATCAGGTCGAGCCGGATGCGTTCGCCGAACTGTTCGAGCAGGCGCTCGATCAGCGCCCATTGCTCGGCCTGCGTGGACAACATGCGTCCGCGCGCGGCGCGCTGCGCGGCCTCGATGCGGCGGCGGCGTTCGGCGGGCGTCATCAGTGCACCGTGGCGCGGTCGAAAAAGTCCGGTACCGCGAAGTTCGCCACGGTGACGACGCAACCGTGCTCCGTGCGGAAGGCCATCGCGTCCGGATATTGCGGGGACGGTTCGAGCCGCACCGGTGCGCCGGGCTGCACCGTGTGCTCGGGGTCACGGCCGACGATCAGCGGGCGACGGCAGACGTAGAGGCCGGGCATGGGCGACGCCATCATGCGCGGCCTCGACGCGTGCTGATGGTGGTCTGGCTTTCGCCCTTCGGCGCATTGCCGGGCGTCACGCTCACGCGCGGCTTCGGGCCGTCTTCACCGGGCAGCGGCGGACCATCGGCACCGTCGAGCGGGTACGGGTCGCCATTGGCCTTGGCGTCCTCGATCGCGTCGCGCACCTCGCCCGAATTCAGGCCGGCGCTGTCCCACACCATTTCGGGCGGCACGCCGAGCGCCTGGTACTTGAGCGCCAGGTCGGCGCGCTGGTTCGGCGTGTCGGTGCGGCGTTCCTGGAACTGCACGGCGAAGTCGAAGCGGTCCGGGTTGATGCCGCGCAGCAGCAGGTGCAGTCGGAACCCGACTTCGATCGCGAACGCGGTGTTGTCCTGCAGCGCGTCGAGTTCGTCGAAGAAGTCGCGCTTGAGGTCTTCGAGGATGTCGCGGTTCAAGTCGCTGGCATAGCCGAACAGGCCTTTGGGCGCGGGCGCACCGGCGAAGAAGGTGTCGAGCAAATGCGCCACGTCGGCGATCTCGTTCAGGTGCGCGTCGCCCTGCAGGGCCGACACCGCGCCCTTCTTGTTCATGAAGTAATCGCGGAAGTTGCCCTGGGCCTGATTGGCTTCGACTTCGCTGCGGTACGCACTCAGCTCCTCGGGCGTGGCACCTTCCAGCATGTGGCTCATGCGCAGCGGTGCGCGCATGTGCCGGCGGATCACCAGATCCTCCTCGGTCATCACGAGCTTCTTCCAGACCGTGCGCGTGGCATCGAGGTAAGGGCGGCCCATGCAGCCCCAGTCGTCGTAGCTGTCCGGATCGAGCCGCGCCAGCGTGAGCTGCCACAGCGGGAACGAGGCCAGCACCTGGCCGCCGCCGAGCGCGAGGTCGAGCTGGTCATACGCGCGGCGCACGTCCTTGAAGCGGCCCGCGGCGTTGACGATGGGCAGCAGGGTTTCACTCGGCATGCGCACCACGTCGGCCACTTCGTCCGCGTCGTCGAGCACCCATTGCAGCGCGAGGTTGCCTTCCATCATCAGCCCGCGCACGAAGTCCTGCAGGCGGTCGATGCGGTTCAGGCCGAGCCGCGTGGTGAAGCGTTCCCATTCCGTCGACAGCCGCTTCGGCTGGCTGATGGCGCGCAACTGGATGCCGCCCTTGGCGGCGGCGCGGCTGGTCATGCGGTGAATCTTCTTCACGCGGCCGTCGACGCGGTCCATGTGGCGCACGTCGAGGATGGCCTGGCGCGTCGACGGGTCGACGTACAACTGCCGGTGCACGTTCTTGACGGCGTTCTCGGGCGTGGCCGAGTGACCACGCGGCCGACCGTGGATCTCGCCGGGCACCTTGGCCTCGACGACGGTCGCAGCGGGTGCAGCGGCGGGCTTGCTGCGGCGGACCAGGTTGTCGAACAGGCCCATGGGGTCACCTCATGCTGCGGGCAGGTAGTGCGTGCGCTGGTGGGCGCTGGACAGGATCACGGTCGGTACCGACTGCGTGCCCTGCGTGAAGATGGACCAGAGCGCGGCGCAGGCCGCGTCATAACAGTCGTCGCCGACCTTACGGTTGACCTGCTGAAAGCTGCTGTAGCTCTTGCTCGTCGGCAGTTCCTTGATGTTCGGCAGTTGCCGTGTCAGCAGGCGCATGTCGGCGGTGGCCGCGCAGAGCATGTCCTGGTCGTCGAAGTACGGGATGACGGCGCGCTCGCTGTGAAACGCGGCGCGCAGCGTCTTCGCCATCTGGTGTTTGGTCATGCCCTCGAAGCGCATCGGCACGAAGGCCCAATGCGGCCACGTGCTCTGCGTGCTGCTGCCGTCGCCCACGGTGCGGCGGTCGATGTCGGTCAGGCCTTCGCGGAACAGTTCGTCGTTGAGCTGAGTCAGCATGCCCACGCCGTAGGCGTCGCCGATGGCGTAGTCGGGCCGGAAGTAGCGCCAGAACGCTTTCATGTCGTTCTTCACCGTGGTGTCGTCGGCGCCGGCCGGCCAGGTCTTCACGAAGGGGAACGAGACGAAGTTGCCGATCTGTTCCGTCACCACCAGCGCATGGCGCGAGCTTTCCGGCTGTTCGCCGTGGCCGCCCGCGTCGTAGCCGAAGCCGATCAGCCCTTTGCGTTGGTAGCGCTGGCCGGGCACGGGCTCGGCGATCTCGATGTTGGCCTTGATGCCGGTCTGCATCGCGCGGCGGACGTACACCTCCCATATGAGGTTGCGCGCGGCGATGTTCCGGCACAGCAGCTGGCGGATGTATTCGGCCGGATCGAGCTGCTTGCGCATCTCTTCCATGAACCCGGCATTGAGGATGCCGAGGCGGATGCCGAGATGCACGTCGATGCTCGGCAGCGCGTGATAGCTGCCGCTGTCGATCAGCTCGGTCAAGGTGTCGGCGCCCTTGAACACCCCGGTGATGCGGATCTGCGGATCGTTCTTCGCCTCTTCGCTGGCGCCGAGTCGGCGGGTCGAACCCATCATCAGCAGGAATCGCGAAAACAGCCGATCCTTCGGCATGTCGTCGACCTCTTCGAGGCTGGCCGCGGTCAGGTCGCCGCCGTCCACCTGGGCCATGATGCCGTAGGCCCGCGCGATCGACCGGTTGGCGAACTGGTAGTAGGTATCGGCAAGCTGGCTGCGCCCGGCCTTGTGGTTGACGAAGGCCATCAGGATGGGCGAGCGGCGGATGGCGTCGAGGTGATAGCCGAGGTTGACCAGCGACTGCGCTTCGCGCGGCGCCACGATGCCGAGTTCCTGGTCGGCTTCGGTGGCGTTGTGCTTGAGGAGATACATCTCCTTGATCGCGGTCTTGCCGGTACGTCGGCACGAGTAATCGACCGTGTTGCGGTGGCGGTCCATCTCGATGCACTTGAGCACCTGCATCGGGTCCAGCGTCACGTTGTGCACGTGCTTGTGCCACAGCGCGTGGTCGTCGGCGTAGCGCATCACCTCGCGCTCGGCCACGATGCAGCTGTCGGCACGCTGGGCGCGGGTCTGTCGCTCAGCCATCGCCGCCGTTGCTCTGGTGTTCGATGAACACGGGGTCCGCCGCCACGTCGGCGCGGCTCTGGCGGATCAGGTCGGCCAGGCCTTCGAGCGCCTTGGTCTGGCGGGCCTGGTAGCCGAGCTGGCTTTCCTCGCGCGCGCTCTGGCCGGCGAGATAGCCGCGCACGTTCTCCTCTTCCTCCACGTGTTTGGCGGTCATCATCATGTCGGCCATCGACATCGCGTTCTTCGACAGGAAGTCGCTCAGCGTCTTCAACAACGGGTGCGCCGAGATGTCGTAGAGCGGCGTCTCCCGGCCGGTGTCATCGTCGATCATGCGGACCCAGTGCAGGTCGCCGTCGTTGTCGTAGTAGAACTTCGGCGACTTGAGCCGCGCGCCGTCCTGGGTGATCGAGAGAATCATGTCCTCGATCAGCGCTCGCACGTTGGCCTGCAAGTCGGCATTCACTTCCACCAGCAGCGCGGGATTGCGGGTCTGGAACGCGACGTGATGGCGCAGGAACAGTTCGGTGCGCTTGAGGCACGCAGTCTGGCGGCTGCACAGGAATTCGAGGTACTCGCAGCCGGTGCACTGCGGGTAGCGGCCGGGCCGCGCCGGGTAGTACGTGGCCACCTTGGCCGTGAGACCGTGCTGCAGGGCGTTGAAGCGGGTGCGGACGGCCTCTTCGGGCGTCGGGTGGCCTTCCAGGTTGGCGGCGGCGGCCGCCTTGCCCTCGGCTGTTTTCGGGCCGGTGGCGTTCGCCCACATTTTCAGCAGCGTGCGTTCGCGCTGTTCCTGCGTGGCTTCGGTGCGGCAGATGGGGCACGCGGCGAAGTAGCGCCACGGGTGCCACACGTCTTGCGGCGCATCCTCGATGCGATCCGGCTCGGCCTGGAAGCGCTCGTCGCAGG